GCAATCAGCTTTGAGCCTGTCGGGTCACGCCCCACACGGGGCGTGTGGATTGAAATCCCTTGTCCGAAGGTGGAATCGACCCACCCACCAAGGGAATCACGCCAACCTTGAACAGCCCCCGCAAGGTTTGAACCAAAGATTGTGTCAATGGCACTTGCCAAAGACTGCAACAGCGAAAGGACAGTATCAACCAAATCAAAGAATAACCTTGCGATTGCCCCAACCGGATCATTGAACACATTCCCAAAGAAATTTGCAAATGCGGCAATGAAATTCCAAAGCACAACGAAAATATCAATGACAAAGTTAATCAAGGCAACGAACAGATTTCCAATGAACGCTGCCGCCACCATGAACACCCCGCAAATGATACCCGTTGCAGAAACGGAAGTTCCGGCAAATTTATTCACCGCCGCAACTGCCGCATAGAACAGGGCAATCAGGGCGATAATCAAAATAATAATCCAAACAATGGGACAAGCGTACATTGCGGAATTCAGCCCCCATTGTGCCGCTGTTTCCGCCATCGTTGCCCCCGTCATAGCTGCATAAACAGGGACAGCAAGCATTTTTGCCAAAGTCAAAGCCCCGGTTGCCGCAGCTCCAAGCAGTTCAGCCATTTTTACAAGACCAAGCCACCCATAATAAACAGCAAGCGCACCGATAACCCCATAAATGATAGGAGACAGCCAAGACCAGTTATCAGCCAGCACCGTTCCAACGGAAGTAATCAAGTCGAAAATCTCAACGGCAATACCCGCCACCATTGAAAGGGCTTCAATCGCACCATTTATGAAGGTTTGGAACGCTTCACTGTTCGCTACATCGTTCAACCTTTGAAGTACAGGCTGAAACGCCATCAAAGCGGTATTCTGAAAGGAAGTCCAAATCTGCGAAAAGGTTTTTGGCATCGCTTCAAATTTGGCGTTGGTTTCGTCTGCCGCCGCAAACATGGCGTTCTTGACGATTTCAGCGGTGATTTCACCTTCTGCCGCCATATCTTTAAGCTGCCCTTTTGGAACTTCCATGTAATCAGCAATCGCCTGAATGATATTCGGGGCTTGTTCAAGGATTGAATTATATTCTTCACCACGAAGAACACCCGAACCCATAGCCTGTGTAAGCTGCAACATGGCGGCTTCAATGCCTGCCGTTTCCGTTCCTGCAATGGTAAATTGCTTGTTCAACTGTTCAGTAAAAGCAATAATTTCTTCTGAACTGCTGAAAGCATCTCCCGCCATAAGTCCCAATTTGGAAACAGCGTCAGCGGTTGCCTGATATGCGCCCCTTGAGCGTTCAGCCGAAAGGTAAATCATATTCTGCAAATCCTGTGTGGTTTGCAGACCATCGTTCATTAAATTCAGGCGGGCGGTTGTAGAAGTAAGCTGATCGGATAAATCCATCACCTTTCCGATTGTCTGAACACTTGCATAAGCGGCAACTGCCCCCTTAATCATGTTCATCAAATCGCCTGCGCCCTGCGTACCTTCATCAATGGCACGATTAAAACGCCCCTGTTCGTCCGTATTGTCACGAATATAGCGTTCTGTATTGCTTACTGTACTGGATAACCGCAAGTAGGCTTCATTGGCTGCGGAAACGTCCATCCGCTCCATAGCCCGGTTCAAATCTTCCTGATCCTGCACCGCCTGATTCAACTGACTTCTAAGCTGTTCCAATTCTGAATTTGCGGTGTCCGTCCCCAAATTCATGGGGTTGCTTTCGATCTGCTGAATCCGTTGCTGAATGGCTTGCAAGCGGGATTGCATACTGTTCATATCCGCAACAGCACTTGCCGGGAACATATCAATTCCCGCCGCCGTTGCCGCAATCCGTTCCTGCGTAGTGTTCAAAGTGTTCAACATATTGTTTGCACTTTGAATTTCTTGCTGAAATCTTTCAACGCCGGAAGTGGTAAACACATCCATTGAATCAGATTGCCACTGTACAGGAACGGGCTGCGGTGCGGAAGGTTGCGGGGTGGTAGGCGTGGAAGTTTGCGGCGCATCCACGTTCTGCATAGCAGCTTCCCATTGCTGCGCCGCAATCGTGGCTTGATTGATTGCTTCCCTTGCCGCCTGAATGGAAGTAGTGTCCACGGGTTCATTCATAGCCCGGTTCAAATCTTCCATGACGGAAAGGCTCATATTTACAGCGTTTGTAATGCCGTACAGAATCCCCGAAAAGTTATCCTGTAATTCAATCGCTGTTCGGATTGTCGCCACGCTTATCACCTACCTTTCTTTTTGCCTTTGCTCTTACTCTCAATCCGTTTCTTTTCCTTCTTATCCTTTTCAAGCTTTACCCGGATAGCGGCAACGCAAAAGGCTTTTTCCTGTTCATCCATAGCAAGCCAGACGGAAGGAAGGATATGAAGTTTCAGAAGGGCATAGTAAGCAAAATTTGCTTCCCAATCCCCTTCTTCAATTAGTTTTTTGCTTCATTCACCTTATCGTCAAAGGACACATTGAAGCCCTGAAATTTCTGCACAAATGCGGCAAGATCGTTATACTCACCCGGATCATCCACCATAGCCATAAGCAGATCTTCCGGGGTTTTTACGCCGTAGGAATCCTGCAATTCAGCGTTGTACATATCAGGGGTAACGATGGAAGCCACAATCATTTTCTGAATATACAGGCTGGATTTCAGCTTTGGACGGTACATATTCGGCTTACCCGTAACAGGCACATCAAGCGTACAGGATTCACGAATATCTTCATTTTCCTTAGAAGTGATATGGCGGAACTCCCATTCAAGGGGGTTGCCGTTATCGTCACAAAGGGACTTAGTAGCCGGATAAAAACCGTTCTCTTTCACGGTTTTGTTTGCTTTCATAAATTTAGCGAATTTAGACATTTTTTCATTCATCCTTTCTGTTTATCAAGTGATAAGAAAAACCCCTTATATGAGCCTATATAAAGCCCACACAAGGGGTTTAGCCTTAGTTCGTAAGGAAGCCCGTAAGCTGTGCAAAAGATTCCGGCATGGAGAAGTCCTCGAAAGTACCTTCAATTTCTTCATCCAGATATTCGCCGTCTGCATCGAACTTAGCCAAAATGCCCCCGTCCGTGTTGCAGTCATAAAGAACAATCGTCTGTCTGCCAGCGTCCGAACCGGGATCATCGTTGGTAATCTGCATTTCAAAGTAGGCATCAACACCGCTGTTCTTGTAGTCAAGAAGCAACTGCCGCATTACAGACTGATTGTAATGGGCTGTGCCGGAAAAAGTACCTTCCATGCCGCAAGACTTGTGACCTGCCATGATTGCCCCAAGGCGGGGAACTGTGGTTTTGGTTTTCTCAACCTGAACTTCCATATCAATCATCTGCATAAAGTTATAGCGGCGATCCCCAATGGTGATAAAGCACTCTGCCATTTTTGCGGCGATTGTGTCTTTACCTTTCATCACAATGTTGTTCACTGAATGTCACCCCTTTCTTATGCCACGGTAACGGTCATGTAAAGTTTATCCATAGCATTTACAACCGTTACAGCGTCCGTTACCACAACTGATTTCTTAGTGTCGCCCTGCTCCACAACCACATCAGAATCGGCAAAATCTTCAATGGCACGAATATCATTAAGCTGCTGATGGTGCTTTACAATATCCGACCAAAGAGAAATGCGCCCCGCTGCATCATTGGGAACAACGCCCAAATATTTGGTGTTAAAAAGAACTGCAATATCATTTGCAATCTGATCCATAACCCGGATCGTCTGATTGTCCTTGAAAATATCACCCTGAGTATCGGAAGTGGTAGTCATGCTGTTAATGTCAGACAGCACACGAATGTCAGTACCAACCTTATGAAGCACGAATTCACCCGCACCAATGGCGGCAATCAGTTCATTCTGCGTGTAATCCACATTCACATCAAATTCACCGTCATAAACCTTGTTCTGACAACTTCTATTGACTTCACACCCGGCTTCTGCACCAGTCACCCAATAAACAAGGGCGGCTGCGCCAAAGGTGGAATCTGTGACGGAATTTTTCACATTGATAACCCCGTAATAATCGGCTGCCTTGTTGTGAAGGACAAGCTGAAACTTGATACCCATTTCATCACGAAGCCGCTTCACGAAAGAAACAAATAGGTTCTTTGTGGTATCATCAGTAACCACAACCCCCATTGTGTTATAGGTATAAGCTTCAATCTTATCCAAATACGCCTGATAAGCTGTACCGTCCACCGTCTTATTCGTTCCGCCAGTAAGCGGGGTAGAAGCAGTAACAGCAAGATCAGCTTCCGTTTTGAATTTTACATACTTGTTAGGTACAAGGGCGGAAGCTGCTGCAACCGTCTGAACATCCACTTCCGAAGTTCCAAGAATGGTTGTCACATCGAAAAGTTCATCGTTATCAGCGTTCTTTTGAATAACGATTTTCAGATCATTCCCACGGGTTCCACCATACAAGGCTTCCGCATAAGTATTACTTGCCTTTGTACCGCCACCATTCAGGCGGTAAGCGTACAAGGTTCTTGCCCCAAGAAACAGGTCACGAAGCCCCTTCAACTTATCGTTGGTGTACTCATAGCCGAAGATTTCCATACTGTTTTTCTGAAAATCCCCGTTGGTAACTTCAAAGACTTCCCCTTCCTTGCCCCAATCCAGCTCAAGGGGCATAGTTGCGATACCTCTATCGGAAAGGGCTGCGCTTGCGGCTGCTGCCGACACAAAGTTGATATAAGCACCGGGAAGGGTTTTATTCTGTGTAACAAAAGTTCCACCGCCCAAAGCCATCTTAGTTCACCTTACCTTTCATAAAATCTTCAATCATCTGTTCAACGGTTTTCACCGTGAATGTTTCATCATCGGGATGTTTAGAAAGAACAGCGTTCAGCGCATCCCGTTTTCCGCTGAAACGCTTTGCCGCAAGAAGCTGATTTTTTGAAAACTTAACTTCAACCTTTTCAACTTCCTTTGCAGCGGTTTTTGTGGTTTTTCTTACCGCCATTCCATCACCTTAACCTTTCACGGTAACATCCTGTGAAATTTCTTCCATAGGCTGCGATTCACTTCTGCGATATACGAACATATCGTAATTCACAAAGAAGTTAAGCACCCCATCCACAATTTCATATTTCATTTTCGTGCCATGTACCAAATCCCCGGTAACAGTGATCCATTCAAGGCAGAATTCCAACCGTTCCGCCGCCGCATGACATTCAGCGTTCATATTCTGCTTGTCTGCCGGGAAGAACTGTATGCAAAACTGATTTTCCCTGAAATACCGCTTTCCAAGGAAAAGTTCATGGGTGGGGTTGATACAGAAAATAAAAAAGCAAGGTTCTTTCAAGCCTTGCTTCACATTCTCTGTGTAGTTTGTATAGCCATCACCAAATTCCCCATTCAGGGCAATGCTGATAGCGTCAGTTATCAAATTTACGGAATCTGTCACTTCATCACGCCCCCTAAGAATTTTTTGATTTTGGCTTCAAGCACTTGCGGGGCAATATCCTGAATTTCCCCTTCTGAAATCGTCAGCATGAACCGACCTTGCACCCATCCTTCATGGCTGGCTGTCCTGTGTCCAAACTCCACATAAGAAGCATATTCAACAGGGTTTACAATCTCAATCACAAGGAAGTTCCCAAAGTGGTTCACTTTCAGGGAATCGACCCCGCCGCAATCGAACCTTTACCCGTTCCACCTGCGGCTTCCTCATGGGTTTTTGAAGTCCACCCACGCCTAAGAGTACCGCCCTTTTTGCCTGATCCTTTCGGATAATCCCCAACGGGTGTACGCTTTATGACTTTGGCAAGCAGACGGGCGGCAAGTTCCTTAGCACACGAATCAACAAAGGCTTCAACCTCTGATTGCTGCAATTTGTTCAACTGCTTTTGAAGCTTTTTCATTCCTGCCATTGAAAACCCGCCCATTTTGGAAGCCATTAAGCCCACCCCTTGAATAGTTCAAGCATGATTTCCTGATGTTCTGGATATATGGCGGGTTCGCTGCTTGCGGAATATTCGGTTTTTATCCCGTTTTGTTCCACAATGATTTTTGAACCTGATTTTACTTTGATTTCAGGTGACAGGAAAAGCTTTGTGCCTTGCGAAACTGCCGCTGCCGTGTCTGTTTGAACAACGGCACTGATTTTTTCAAATGACAAATTACAGGGCTGATTTTCGATAACGGTTATTTCTTCTTGGGTGGTTCGTTTGGTTTCAGGATCGGTGACGCTGCCATATTCAACAATCGTACACAATCCGTTGTAGTACAGGTTTTCGTGCGCCTTTTTCGCCGCTTTTCGTGCAGCTTCTAATGCGTTCACCATCTGATCCGCCTGTAACAAGAAAATTCGTCCCGCCCATAGGTTAGAAGATAGTTCAAAAGATTGTTCAACCGCTGTTCAGCGGTCAAACTTCCTTCCCCGGTTGCAAACACCGTGTTTTTATCCCCTTCCTGCAACTGCTTTACCGCATAATCCAAATCAAGCCCTGCAATGTCATTCGGTGAAAAAGTTTTCTTCACCGTTAAGAATTCGCCTACTACCATATCAATAGCGATGTTCATTAAGCCGTCAGGGATTTCAGACACATTGCAATCATTCTTAATAGTATTCGTGACTTTCTCAATGGAGAAAATCAAAATGACTTCATCCCCATCTTGAAGGACATAACCGAAAGACTGCAAGCGGGTTTTAACCCGTTCCAGCATAGAATCACCGCCTTTTCTCTTACCCTCTGGAAATGATCCTTGCAATCGGTACTGCCTTGTGTGCAATACAATCAGTACCGTTGCTTACCAGCGACCAGTTTTTACCGTTTTCAAGTTCGGTGTTCGTGGGGCTGTTTGTTGCCTGCGAAGCTTTCAGGTAAGAAACGCCTGCAATCGCAACAGCATTGCGTCTGCGGGAAATAAGCGTATCTTCACCACCACGGGTTTTTGCGTCACGCACCATTTCATAAGGCACTTTTGCACCGACAGGCTCAAAGCTGATTGCGCCCTCACCAAGAACATAGGTAGTGTATTTGGTGTAAGCATCCTGCGCTGCAACATAACCCCCCTCGCCGGGTGTACCGCTTTCCTCAACAGCATCCACATTCTCAACAGGCATAGAATCATCAATCAGAACGGTTCTGCCGTTCCAAGTTGCCATACCAAGATCACGCTCAATGCCCTGTTCGTCCGTATATTTCAGATAAGCAAGCAGTTTCAGGTTTTCAAGGTTGGTTGCCACAACGGAATGACAAATAACAAGGCTGAACTTCTGCTTGTTATCGCCGCAAGCCTTCTGAATTGCGCTGTTCAGGGTGGTTGCATCCATCTTCATAGCGTCTGTGGTGGAAGGTGCGCCGGCGGAAGAAATATCATAAGTGTGTTCACTTACAAAAGCGGCATTGGCGGTCTTGACATTGCCCGTACCGGTTGCCTGCATAGCGAAAATGCCTTTCAGAATGGCAAGAATCGTGTCCTGATCCCTGTCATTCCAATAGCGGGTGATCTGATTTCTGACATTTGCCATAAAATCAACACCGCCAGTCACATCATAGCTGAAATCCGCTTCTGTCCAGCCCATCATGCGACCATAAGTAAATACACCCTGTTCAAAGGTGTCCGTGCTACCGGGGGTAAGATTGCTTACACCGTCATAGTTCTGTGCATCCCCACCAATCAGCCCAAAATAGGGAAGGACTGCATAAACAGTACCAGTCTGACCGGGATTAAGAAAAGCGTCACGCAAACGCTGATCTGTAATAACTGCACGGGATTCTCTAAGCTTATTCAGCTTCACATTCGGGATAGCAGACATATACTTCCCGAAAGCTTTTTCGTTAAAGCTTTTCGCATCAAATTTTGCCATTATCTTTCAATCCTTTCTTTGAAATGAATTATTCAGCATCGGGGTTCTGATCAATGTAATTTGCCAATTCCTCATAGGTCATTTTAGACATATCCACCTTAGTTCCCGGCTTCACATTGCCGGAAGCTCCCGGCTGAAATCCTTTGAAGTTCTGCTTCTGCTGTTTTTCAGCAAACAGGTAAGAATCCGATTTCTGAACTGCCGAAAGAAGATCATCAAACCCGGTCAGCTTACCATCTTCCCCAACCTTCACTTTGGAAGTATCAAGCAGCGCACGAACTGCCTTGATATTCTTTGCCCCGGCTGCCGTCAGGGCTGCATCAATAGCATTATCAAGCCGAAGCTGTGTCATTTCCGCTTCATGCGCCTTTTTCTGATTAGCATTTTCCTGCTGCAAGGTTTCAATCTGCTTTTTCAGTTCCTCGTTGTTACCGCTGGATTTTTTCAAATCTTCAAGCTGTTTATCTCTATCGGACACGGACTTTTTCAAAGTCTTGTTTTCCTCGTTGACCTCATTAAATCGGGTTTTGGTAACATAGTTCCCATCAAGGGAATCCATGACCTTCTTTGCCTGTTCCTCTGTTAAACCCATAGCAATCAAATCTTCTTTGTTCATAATTGTACCATCCTTTCATTTCCGTTGTTTACCGTGGGTGACGAACCACGAATGAATCTTGTTCTTTACCGCCTGCAATGCGAAAAAGGCGAAGAAAAAAGCACCCTTGCGGGTGCGGTACTATTTAACCCATAGTTGGGAGATAATCGGATCACCGTTCCTTTCTAAGTGCGAAAGCCAATAGTCACGGAAATAACCCCCTTTCTTCAAAAATTCGACCTTATATAATGCCTATATACAGGCTGAAATAAAGTCTTTGATACATTTATTGCCTAAAAATAAGCATGAAAAAAGCACCCTTGAAAATAAACTTTCAAAAGTGCTTATTCCTTTTCGTAATATTCACATTGAACCTGATTCATCATCACTTCATAAGGCTTGAACTGCGGATAAGGGTACATCCGGCAACAACCTTTCTGATAGTGGTTTGAATAGACTGTTCCGCCATCTCTGAATATGCAATTTTTACATTGGCGATATTTTTCAATCTGCGTGTTGTCGCTCAATACTTCATCCGCATACCGTTCTTCCAAAGATTTCTTTTCAGCCATTCAATCACCTTCTTTCTATCGCTGCGGGTTTTGCCCTATGACTTCAAGATCAATGTATATCATGCCGGGTGTTTTCTCAACCTTTGTAACACGGAAGGTTGTTCCTTGCTGCAAAATGATTTCCGATTCCTGCCCGAAAGAAGATTGCTTTGCGATACCGTCCCAAGACTTACCCGAACCATTACCAAAAGCGGAAAACGGTTCAGCATACATCATTTGAGTACCGGACGGGGCATAGATATTCAGGATAATATCACCGCTGAACCCTTTGCCCTTTGCAACACCACATGAACAAAAGCCGTATTCTGTGGGGGTAGTACCCAAAAGCAAGGCTTCCAATTCATCCTGTGTTGCCCGCTGCAATTTATCCATCGGAACATTGAAGAATTTGTCCATGCCCTTAAACCTACAACCACGCTGTAACCAAAAATCTTCCTGATAGGTTGATTTTTCGATTATGTCGGTCATGGCGTTTATTTCCTTCCGCATTGCTCCGGGTTTCCATCCGGCATACTTCACGCCGATCTGATCCAAATCCACATTGCCAACGCCTAAGAATTTTTCGCTGCCGTACTCAATGCCCCGCAAAGGCTCATTGAATTTGTGGTAACTTTGGGTGTAATCGTAGATAGCATTTTTCTGTGCGGGCGGGGAAGTGCGCCACACCTCGCCGCAAGTATCACGCAAAAGGGCATCTGCTTCTTTGGTTGACTTAGCCCACATTGCAGCGTCTTTTCTTTCCTGCGAAAAGGCATCGTCTACCGATTCAATTATACCATCAGTTTCAAGTTTTTTCAAATCAGATTGAACTTTGCTGATCTGCTTATTGACCTGTTGCAATTCTTTCTGAATATCCGCATAGGCTTTACCCTCTGTGTCCAGTTCTTGAAGCTGATTATACAAATCCTGATATTTCTTCATCAGGTCAGGATCACTTTCAGTAATGAACTTCCCTTCATAGTATTTTTTCTTGCCCTCGATATTCAGGGAAGCCCAATCAGCGGTTGTTTTATCATCCTTCCAAATGCCGGAATAGGTTTTAACCTCAAAATCATCAAGCTTCTGCTGCAAGGCGGCTTTCTGCGCTTCCAAGTCAAGCTGCTGTTTGGCAAGGGCTTTTTTCTGTTCCTTTACCAGCTTTTCATTCAACTTTGCTTGCCATTCTGCCTTTTGAGCGTTCAGGGCTTCAATCTGATCCCCAATCGCTTTCAAGGCTTTTTCCTCTGCGCCGTCATAAGATATAGCGGAATAATCGCCGCCATAGTCCTTCTTGAAATCTTCCCAAGAAATCAAGCCGCTTGTCTGCTGATTGAATTGGTTTTCCAAATCCTCAATATCAGCTTCCGCACCCGCAATATAGGCTTGCAGCTTCTTCTTTGTCAGATATTCCTTCTTAGGTTTGGGCTGTTCAGGCTCTTTGTGGTGTGAGTAGTGAAGGGCTGAACCATCGTCTACCACATCAAAGCCGGACTTATCGCCGCCATCCACAAAGGTTTTCTTCCAGTCCTGATAATTCATATCATCGGGAATGTAGTAGGTTTTGCCCGTTTCTTCATCCCTCGCCGCCCGTTCCCCAATCTGACCGAAGTTTTCATCAAAATGCGGAACCGTAGTTGAACGGCAATAAACATGAAATGGCGGGGCGGTAACACCTGCTTCATAATCCTTCATAGGAAACACTTGCCCGTCAAGGCTGCGGCATATTTCCGAAGTGTGGGAATCCAGCGTTGCAAGGATTTCATACTGTTCAACATCAAGTTCATTGAACGCTTCCCCTTGTGCAACGGAACTGAAATAAGCTTCTTCCGTCATAACAAGCCGCCCGGCGTTGTTCTTAGAAGTTTTCATCTTCTTTGCAAGGGAATCAATGGCTTTCTGCGGATCAGCCCCAAGCATGATATTTTGGGTAAGTTCGCTGTGAACCTCTGAAATCAGCTTTTGTTAGCATTTTAGCCCCTGTCACCTTTGCAGTTTTCGGAGAATACCCCGCCCGGATTGCTGCCTGTGTAGCATTGCAATCAATCAGGTATTCATCACAAAACCGCTTCTGTCTTGCGTTCATAGCAACAACCCCTTTCTGCAAATTTCCGTCCTAAGAAAAAATTCCCGGTGGGTAGGAGTTCAGCGGGTTGCCCATGCCCGCCTATGAAAACCCCACCGGGAAATGAAAAAATCTGCAAAGCTTTCACCTTGCAGATTTTTCACCCTATCATAATAGCACATACATATATAAGTTACCACAGGGCGGGTATATGTTTTCATTGGGTAAGATAGGTTTTTTCAAATTCTTTGAGCGCATACCCGTGAAGTTCTATGGTGTACTGGTATGTAAAATTCAATTCAAAAGCGATTTCTTCAAACTTTTTGAATTCAACATACCGCTTGAACAGATTTTTTAAATTTCAAGTAAAGTTGGAAAAACATTATAAAAAACGAAGGCGTTTCATCCTCGCAAGCCCAAACTATCTGATATGTGTTTCTGGATTTAGTCGTAGGGATGAACAAGAGACCTTAAATTGTCAGAATGTATAGAACAAGTTCTTCGCGGGTGGACAAATCAGATGTGGCACCGCTGATAACAGTCCATGTAGCTGCAGCAGCATAGTTGCCAGTGATAGTATCACAAAATGATTATGTAAATTATCCGTATTCATGTGGGTAGCGACCAGCACTTGGAAACGCTTGCCCCAGACCTTGCGG